CGTGTCGGCGTTTTCTAATAATTTGTTCATGTATGCAAGCGATACTTTGCGGCCGTCTTGCCTGCCTTTATTTGTTGCCGATATCCAACGGTACGAAATGTCGCATGCAACGCCTTTTGCATGGTTTGACACGATGCCGGGTTTGCCTCGTACATCGCGCACAACCCAACTGCCGTTATTCCACAACGATTTGTCTGAGTGATATACAGCGCGTGTGACCCACAAGTTCATGCCTGCTAAAGGTTTAGAAACTACTGGCGCTGCATTGATTGTGTATGGTTTCATTCTGTTTCTGCTTTTGCATTCTTTTTAATACCGTTACTAGCAACTAGGCCAGATAGCGCGCCTGTCAAAAATACGCTGATGGTGCTGAGTAGGTCAACAATGCTGCCGTCTAATGGCGATAGTTCTGCAGGCATGTTTACAAACAGCATGCCGAACAGCAAGCCAACAACCATAATCATAAATGTGACTGCCATAATTACGCCGACTGTAAAAACTAGTCGAGCGTGCAACGCTTCATTTTCTAATTTCGCACCTGTCCGCAGTGACATATTCACATTCCTCTCCTGTTGTTTTGTTTTGATAAATCGTTGTGTTATTTGTTTTAGTAAATGAGCACGCCGATAGTAAACAGCATGTAATTATGGTTGCGCGTATGGTTGCCATGATTGCGTGTCCTCATCCCAATATGTTTGTGGTGGTGCTGGTGGTTGTGGTGTGGGTGGTTGCCAAATGTCGTTGCTGTCTAATGTCCACGATGGGTACGGTTGTGGTGCAATAAAGTTTTGGTTGACTGCATCGTATGTGTAGCCGATACCTGCATAGTTTTTGCCTGCGGTGTCAATATATGTTTCTTCCCAGTCGCCACCTAACAGATCGTGACAGAATTGCGCGCCGTCAACAATGTTGTCGTTAACTGCAATAACCTCAGTAACGATGTTGTTGACTATTTGTGCAAAGTAGTTCATTAAAATGTGATGCTTCCGCTACCAGTGAACTTGTATGTTGTGCCGACTACTGTTGGCGAGCCTGTTGTTGATGCTGCAAGTAGACCTGTGTTAATAATTACAAGACCGCTACCGCCAGCGCCACCATTCGAGCCAGCATCCTCTGACCCTGACCCGCCCCCACCGCCAGTGTTTGCTGTACCAGCAAGACCATTTGCAGATGTGTTCGAACCGTCACCGCCACCGCCGAGTCCGCCGAGACCTGCAGCCGGGATTGATCCGCGTTTACCAGCTCCGCCACCACCTGCATAATAAGTTGCTACGCCTTCAATAGTCGTTTGAATACCAATACCGCCATCAGGTCGTAGTCCTGAGTTACCGCCAGCAACGCCTACAGCACCACCACCGCCACCACCGCCACCTGAATATGGCGTAATGCCGTTATTAGCACCACCGTCAAAACCTTGCACAGGTGATGCAGTGCGAGTACCGCCGTTTAATGCGCTACCGCCACCGCCTGCACCACCACCACTACCACCATTACCGCCATCGCTTGACGCTGCCGTTCCACCTTTACCGCCACCAGTAGAAGTAATCGAAACGCCAGTTCCAATAATTGATGAGTTCGTGCCGTTAGTTGCATCAGCACCTACATAAACGCCACCAGTACCGCCAGCACCAACAACGATCGTGTAGGTGACACCGAGCGTAGGCGTGAACATTGTTTCAAGTGTGCCGAGCCCACCAGTCTGGCCGACACTGCATCGAGCGCCACCAGCGCCACCGCCACCACCGCTTCCGTTCATACCGCCACCGCCCCCACCTGCAATACAGAGAAACCCGACAGGCAAACCGCCAGAGTGAACAGCGCCAAGAATTTGCACAACTAAGCCTTAAGATTGCCGACAACAAACCAAGTATTTGTGTCGGTCTTAACACATGTTGCTACCGCGTACTGTGCATCTGTTTTTAATTTTGCACCAGCACTGTTAAGTGTCACACCAGCGCCTGCAGTAATTGTTACTGTGCCAGCGCCAAGTTGCGCAATATTGATTTGTGTGCCAATGCCGTATGCAACGCTGCTATTTGGTGGAATAGTTAACGCAATCGCAGCCGCATTTGAACAGGTAATTAGTTTGCCATCATCAGTTAAAACTGTTGTGTAGGTCGTGCCAGTCTGTGCGTTAATTGCAATCATTGCTGTAGCCAGCGCGTTTTGCTCTGCTGCAGTCAATACTTGCGCTGCTGTAAATACTTGTCGTGTTGCCATGATTGCTCCTTAGATTATCCTAAAACATTGTCTGAGTTAAGTATGCCGTACACCGCGTCATCAAGTATTAGTTCGTAAACGATCGTCGTAGGGCTAGTAAATAGCGCAATGCTGTGACCGTTGCTAATGCTTAGGCTGTGCTCGATACCTTCTATAGCCAATTCTTGCGCCAATTCTGTAGTGCCAGCACCGCTAGTAAAAGTTTTTTCTACCGTAATTGTGTCGCCAATATCTATTGTTGCCAGCGTGTCGCGCTGCGCTGTAGTCAACATGTTGAACTGTGTTTCTACGCTTGTGTACCGCGCCTCAGGCTCACCCTCTAACAAATACTCTGCTAGTGACAGTGCCGCAGCGTTATTGTGTAGCAACGACTCTGTGATGCTTTCAGTCTGTATAAAGTACACGCCCTGGCTGGCTAAGTCTTCTGCTACTTGTGGTGTGTGACCGCCAGCAATAGTTACTGACGCGCGATTAACAACTTGATCTGCCTCAAATGTTATGCCAACACCGTTGTACTTAAAATTTGTGCCATCATCGTGAAAGTCTGCAACCGACCCTGACAGCGTGTTGCCTAGCCTTGCATCAAAAGTAATGTCGCCATCTCGAGACATATAAAGCCTGCCTTGCTCGGCCTGTTGTATGCGCGAGCAATACTCAAGCACATTAACCCCAGCATCAATTGTGTACGCTGCAGAGCCGCCGAGAGTCTGTGTGCCTGTCGCTATGTCGCGTTGTGCTATCGGAAACGCAACCTCTGGCAAATCTAAGACCGCGCTAAGTCGAGCGCTGCTTAACTGCTCGCTGACATTGAACTCTGCAAAATATGTTTGTGCCAGCAAATAGAAATCGTCTGCACAATAAACAGTCACTGTGTCAATACCGCCTAATGCAAAGTTGTAGTCGTAGTTAATGATGTAGCCAGTAAACAAATACTCTTTAACATTGATGTCTGAGTATCGCGACAAGCGCACTTTGCGCATAGGCGCTAATCCTGGCTTTTGTGTCGTGCTGTCCCAATAGGGCGATTGCTGGTCAAAGGGATTAAAAATTCCGTCAGTGTCTAGCATCGTAAATGACATAGTGCCAGCGCTAAATTGGTCGCCTTGATCTCGCCTACCGCGCTTCACACCGACAGTCGTGCAACCATCTAACACCTCTGCAAAATTCGTTGTGCCATCTAAAACATAAGTTGTGTTATTTAATACGCCCTGCACTGCGTCATCTAAAATAAAAGCATCCTGCACAAAGCCTGTGTCAATCTCTAGCGAGTAGTTACCAGACCCGACAACAGCAACGCCAGCCACTACGCCACCTGAATATTGGCAGGCCCTGCAGACCTGTTATATGCGCGCAACGCATTAACCACCGCTTGACCTATCTCTGCGCTAGTTGACAAACCGCCAGTGACATTGACAGTTACGCCACCGCCACCGCCCATACCTGCACCAGCATTAGGGCCAGTCAACGGAATAATTGCCTCTGGGCCTTTCTCGCCAACCATCGCAAGCGTAGGTTTAGTAACAATGCCACCGTTAGCAAAGCCCGGAATGTTTATACCGCCTAAATCAAACCCACCCAAACTCTCACGCAAACTATCTAACTTGCGCAGCATGCCAATCAGTACGCCTAACGGCCCGGTCACAATCATGATCGAGTTACCAAACATGTCAAACGCTCGAGACATAGCAGAAAACTTGACCTCAAGAAATACCATTGCTGCAGTCAACGCAATCACTGCGGCTGCAACTAACACAAATGGGTTTGCGCTTGTCGCAACATTTAGCGCAATCGTTGCAATCTTTGTAAGCACAAGTGTGGCTTGATAAATTTTCATAGCAACATTGGCTGCAATAATTGCTGTCGCTAATGTGCCAATAACGCCGATAAAGATTAAAAACACATTTGTGTTTTCTTGCGCAAAATCCGCCATGGGCTTAAGAATTGTTAACAACTTTTGCAACGCTGGCAGTAGCGCCATGCCAATAGATTCTTTAGTTTCGTCTAACGCAATTGTCATGCCTTTCATTTGGCCTTCAAACGATTGCGCTGCGACAGTTGCCGAGCCACCAAACGAAACAGCAAGCGCCTCAGTAATATCAGTCATTGTTGACTCTGAATCAATAACACCTTTTAGCGATGGGTCTAGTTTTGTTAGCGCGCTAGTAGACCCGTTGTAAGCCTTACCAAGTGCCAGTGTGACAGTTTCTAAATCTTTGCCAGTAGCAGTGCTTATGTTTAACGCTGTCTCAAGTAACTTTTGCGCTTCCTCAGCCGAGCC